TTTTATTAACCATGATGTATTTGAACTCTGAAGATATCGTTTGTAGATTTGCTAAGTGTAACGACATTTCACTGAATAAGGGATACAACTCAAACTTTTCAATCTTATCGTCACAGAAATTTAAGAAGTCCATCAACATATAATACTTATGTTCGTAGTCAACTGGTTCTGTTAACAACCAATCTGTTGATAACTTAAAATGATTGTCTTTTTTTAATTTTCTTCTTTTTGGTTTTGTTTCCATTTTACCCTTCTATTTGTAAAATGTAATATGTTTCATCATTAAATTCAATAGTATCGTAATCACCATCGTAAGAGTTCAGTGTGTGACCAATACCGTCAGTTTCAACTAACCCTTCTTTAAAACCTTTTATATCTATAAAGTTTTCAATATTCAAACCATATTCTTCAATTACGTTCGCAGGGTCATCAACCAAATCATTAATTAAATCTTCAACCTTTTCCTCAATTAAATTTTCAGGGACAGTTTTATCACTATCTCTTAACTCATCAAGTTCTTCATTTAATTCATCTTCTTTTTCTTGGTCTATTTCAGAATCTTCCAAAAACAATTCAATTTCATCAATTCTTTCTTGAACTGCTGGGTCTGAATATTCAAAATCTTCCTCGTCAAAAAAGTCTTCAAGGTTTTCTCTAACATTATTTTCTTCATCGTCTCTAAAAGTTTCCTTAAGTTCTTCAATATCAATATAATCTTCAACAAAACTTGAATTAAAACCTTTTATTCCGATATCATCAATCAATTCATCAATTCTTTCATATGCCGACATGTGGGTTCTATAATTATCACCAACCGCCCATCTTTCTTTTGATTCTTCTAATTCGTCAGTTAACAAATAAAAAGTTCTCATACTATAATATTTGTAATCATAAACCAAATTATATAAGTCAATTCTTTTTTCAAGTTCTTCAATTTCTTCTTCAACCGCTTCTAAATCCATCAGATTTTCATTATCTTCTGTTTCTTTCTCAATTTCCTCCATTCTTTCTTTTGCAGTATAAAGTTCCTGTAACCTTGCATCATGATTAGGTTCTTTAGCCTCATAATCACCAGAAGATGAAGTCAAAAATTCAAATAAAACATTTGCCAAAATCGCAATCTCACTAGTTGCAGTTTCTAAATTCCACTCATCCTCTTGTCGTAAAACGTTTTGTTTTTCAAATTCAATCTGTCTTTGTTTTTTGATTTGAATTTGTTCATATGGTGTACCATATGTTGAAATAGATTTGGCTTCAATCCCCTCAATAGAATTAATTTTGGTATATGTTAAATCTAAACCACCATTAACTGTGATATTTGTGATATTGTTGGCATCCGTTCCTCTCAGACTTAAATTACCATCAATAACAATCCTTTTACCTCTGAATTGTTTCATATTTTGAACCAATTTACCGTTATAGTCAGTAAACTTTAATAAGTCAATATATTGCTCAGGTGTTATAACAACACTCTCTTGTCCTTCTTCCTCAACCAACATCTGAACAACCTTTTGTATTTGTGATATATCTATATTAACTCTCATGATAAAAATTATATTAATAAATATTAAAATAACTATATTATTTACTATTAAATCACATGTGGTAAATATTTATAATAAAATACCAACAATATGGGATGTGGATGTAAAAAACAAAATGCTTCACCTGAACAGGTGAAAAAGTTAAGAACTGAGAGTATTAAAAACGCAGTTCAGAGTACTATTGATAAGTACTACAACAAAAACAAGAAAAAGTAATAAACCTCTAATAAATTAAAAACGATGAAGAACAACAACGGTGGTGGTTGCGGATGTGGAAAATAATCTTTCCCGCAACATAAGAAAACTAAAAGGGGAATTTTTCCTCTTTTTTTATATTTATAATTATGGAATTTAAAATTTTCAAAAAATTAAACGAAGAAGAGGAAAAACCCGTATTAACAGGTTTCCAAAATAAGTTAGTAAAACTTATTACTCTATTCCAAAACGGAGATGTTACTGAGGAGGATATTGAAAACACCATAGGTAGTTTTGATAAATTTTTTGAGTTAATAATTAAATATAATTTATCACATTACATTGACCCTTTTAATAATGATTGGTCTGATTATCAAAATAAAATAATTTATCAATTTATACAAAAAGACCCAAATTACATCTATAAGATGATGGAAATGGAATTTTCAGATATAACTGAGATTGATGGGAAATATTATGTTGATTTACAAGATTCCGGTGAACTGGCACAATTCTTTAGTAGTGGTAGAAACGATATTAGTGAAGACAGAATCGCCGAAATATTAAATGGGGATTATGATGGTTATCTTTATGATGACGTAACAGGTGATGAGTTCAAAGATATTTATGAAGAACTAGAGCCAAAATACCAAGAAGAAATTAGAGGATACATCAAAGAAGATTTACTTAAAATTGGTAATTTATCTATCAGTTATGAAACTCCTGGATTAATAGAAGATTTAGCAAAAGAACAAGGTGATGAGTCGAATTTAAAATTAAATGAAGAGATAATCACTAAACTTTTACAAGATAATGATTGCGTTGAATACTTTATAATGAACTTAGGATTAGATATAAGAAGTGAATTATATTCATTATACTCAAATTGTTATGGGTCGGTTTACGTTAACGAATTGTATGACTCACTTATAGGACAATTAGTCGGTGAGGTTATTGATAATAAAAAAGCTGAAGATTATAAATACAAAAAATACGATTACAATAAAAGTACATCAACAGAAAGATATGGCGTAAGATATGAAGTTACAAAAACTGCACATTATAATATTAAACTTTGGTTTGAAAGTAACGTAAATAACCCATATGAAAATTTAAATTATTACGGAGGTTATATCAACCTACTTAAAAGTTTATTTGAAAGTGGTGACTTAAGTTGGTTGAGTTCTGGAAGAACCCCTGACTACCCCGATTTCAGCGACGTTACAAAATGTCTCAATATTGAGTTTAATAGTTATTTATAATAACAAATTTGTTCAAGATTTGTTAATAATTCCTTAACACACTTTCAACATGACATACCTATATATTGGTATGATTAGTTTAATTTTTATTTTAACATTTTTAATTCTTAATATTTCTTTAGTCATCCGAGACAGAAAAGAATACTTTAAATACAATAGAAAATAATTTAGACTTTAACCTTTAAAATTTTAGTTCTAAAATTGAGTATGGAAAAAGAGAGTTGTATTTTAAATCAAGAATTTGTTAATAAGTTTGCAGATTTTTTGTGTCAAGAAGTAAGTGAAAATAACACCTACAAAACTAAACTATCCGTCGTTGATTGTAATAGTCTATTCATCATCAAAGGTTATACAAAGAACCCAAATGTTTTTGTTCTTAACAACCTTACAGATAAGTTCATAGAAGAACACAAAGACAACTATTCAGACCTAACAGGACTTAACCTTAAAACGTTAGACATCATAGATTACGATACCAAAGACACAAACTTTGAAGACACCAAATTCATCTTTGAATATCCTGAAACTTTCACAGCAAACAAACTATCATCAATAACAATACAATCAACATTCCCTCACGGATATTCTAAAAACTATTTAGGTAATCTTTATTCTTACCTTTATAAAATCTCGGAGAAATCACAACCATACTTTAAGTTCAGAAACCTTAGATTGGAATTTGAAAGTAATGAAGGTAACCTGAAGTTCACCAAAGTAAAATCAGATAGTTACTATAGTTCAGAACTTCTTCTGTCAATATTAAACGACAACTTTGAAGGTAAGGTATCAGATGACTATCAACTACCGTCTAAATTGTTCCTGAACGTTATTTAAACACGTTTAGAGTAACCTACGATTTGATAGAAGTCTCTATCACCGTCAATATACCCCTTAACCATCACCAATAGGTTTCTAAACATGAACGCTCCTGGTGTTTGTTTTTCACACTTGGAGAACAACTCAACAAAAGAAATTAAAACTTCAACGGAATAATAACCACATCCTTGTAACGCAAGATACTTTGATGTGAGTTTATTAACATACTGTAATTGGTAGGTATCTCTTGATGTCTCACAATTAAATGGTTCAGTTTCATCATAGATTTTTATCAGGTCATCAATAAACCCTTTAATAACATTCGGAGCACATTGTTTCTTGGCAATCAAATCAACAATCCAATGTGTATGTGACGGTGTACGTAATCTCTTACCTTCTTCCTTATGTTTTACAATAAAATCCAAATCAGGACGAGCCCCTCTTCCACCTTGGTAGATAGCAATCTTCGATGTTGGGTCAACTTGCCAAAATGTCAAAGGGGTATGAACTACCCCTTTCTTTTTAAATGTTAGTTCCTTCATGGAACAAAACTACAAAATATTTTTGATAATTCCAACAGCTTTGTTGATGTCTTTTGTTTCATTATTTAATCTTTCAAGTGATATATTGTAATATTCTTCACTAATCTCAATACCAATATATTTTCGATTAGTTCTTATTGCAGCAATTGCCGTTGTACCAGCGCCTAAACAATTATCTAATATCACATCACCCTCATTTGAATATGTTTTAATCAACCATTCGAACATTGAAATTGGTTTTTGTGTTGGGTGATATACTTTACCTTCAGATTCTGCGGTTTTAAAGTATTGTACCGACCTAGGATATCTTAATCCGTTTTCATTTTTAACATGTATCTCACCTTTTTGTTCTCGATAAACTTCTGTTGGTCTATGAGCAATACCTTTATCATAAGGGGTCCCTTGTACCTTTTGAGGGTTATAAGTTGGTAATTTTTTATAAAAAACTAACACATCCTCATGGGCTCTCATTGGCATTTTCTTACTATTCAAATACCCTGTGGATTTAGATTTTTCCCAAACTAAAGAATATCTAAATAATTTGGTGTTAGACATAACCAAATTAGAGGTAAAAGGTTGAGCAGCAGTTAAAACAATTGCACCATTTGGTTTTATAATTCTTTCATATTGTTCCCACAAATCTTTAAACGGAATTACACTATCCCAACTACACTGTGTTGTACCATATGGTAAATCACAAAGAATCATATCAATAGATTCTTTTTCTAATTTTTTCATTTCCTCAATACATTCTCCTAATATTAATTTAGATTCCATCTAATAAGTTATTTGTTATAATATAAATACAATTATAAAGTTTATCAAGATTAATTGTTTTTCTAAAATTAGGATTCCATATTGGTTTAGTTCCATTTCGTTTTAAATCCATAAGAATAAATACATTATCAATATGACCATCTCTCATAAAAAAAGATAATGTTTCTTTTTTAACACAGTCTTGTAAGGAAATAATATAACTAAAAATTTTCTTATCACCTATCGTATTATATTTTCTAATTATACTAAAATCACTACTAGCTCTTTCGACATAAGTTTTATCCAAATAAGTTTTAGCTTCGCAAATAATTCTTAAATTATTTTTAATTTCAATGTGCTTATCAACTTGAGCCTGAAAATATGCGTTATTATCTATTTTACACATAATTTTTTTCTCACACCCTTTATAAACTCTCGTGTTTTTAATATTTAAAATATTAATACAATATTCAAATATTCTTTGAGATATCTCTTCTCCAAGGTCTCCCATAATTTTTCTTCTCTTCCCACCTTCATTAGACTCCCAAGCTCTATCACAATATTCTTCAACAACTGTGTTTAATTCATTATGAAATGGTATGATATCTTTCTTTTTAATTGTGTTAATTTTTCCCATACCACAAAGATAAGAAAAAATTACACAACTACAAAATATTTTTGATAATTCCAACAGCTTCGTTGATATCCTGAAAATCTCTGTCGGGTGCGAACAACTTAGCATCTTCTGTTATAGTATCAACAATCATAAATGCCGGAACAAAATCGTTACCAGTCACTTCTACAAAAAGGTTATACTCCTCTTCGTATTTTTCAATGTCTCGTTCCTTAAACTTAATCTTGTTTTCTTTAAGTTGTTTTTTAAACTCTGTACACCAATGGCACCCTTTCATCGTATACGCTACCAATAACTTACTCATTAGTTATTAATGTGTTCAAGGATTAGTGATGATACAGTCTGAGCAGGTTTTAAACCAACCATTGTATGAGTATCAACACCTTCTTTATAAAATTTTAATACAGGTACATTTCTAACCCCCAAACTCTTTGAGAAATTAATATCACTCTCAACGTCAAACTCATAGATTGACACATCAGTTGTAATTTTCTTTAGTTCTTCAGTTAATTGTTTACAGGGACCACACCATGTGGCATGCATCTTTAATATAAAATCTTCCCCGTTGTTAATCTTTTCTTGTATCTGACTACTTGTTAATTGTTCCATACTTTTAAATATTTTTACTTTCCTTTTTTTGTTTCAAAAGTTGAGATAAAAAGAACTTAACCTCACTCAACTTGTCAGCGTTATAATATAATTTTACTTTATACTCAACACCGTCTTCTTTAGATAAATAAATGAAACTACCATTGGGTAGTTTACATATTAAGTCGGAATAAACCTCACCATCACTATACATGATTGAGTTAATAAAAACTTTTTCTATGTTATCTCTTTTTAAGAAATCAGAAGGTGAAAGATTGTGTCCATCAGATAACTGAAGAATTGACAAAAGTCCTTCTTTATCCAACAATCTATCCTCAAATAGAAATATCTTTTTTTCGTTTACCATTCAAAGTCAATGTAAGGTAAATCGTCCCCGATGTCAATTGAATTTGTTAAATGTTCCCAGTTAAGTTGTCCATTTTTATCAAAAATGAAGTTATACTCTTTTCTTCCACCACCAGTAACAAACTCAGCAACAGGATTACCCCACACTTCATTAGAGATACTTTTTAATCTATTATCCAATATAAAAATTGCATTACCCCAAGTGTCATCTAATTGACCATTAAATCTTCCAAGTGTCTGAACTCGTTTGAATATAACTGGTTGATTTTCATTCATACCGATTGAAGGTCTGTATTCAATTGATGCTCTCTCACCATCTTCCTTACGAAGTGATATAATTAATGATGAAGGTCTATTTTGATAAGTTCTTACACAGTTAGACTGGTGTACTGACTCATTAACATAATCCTCACTACTTTGTAAAATAACAGGATTAAATGTAATTCTATCACTTGTTATGATTGGTTTTGATACTCGTTCAATAAATTCATTAGAGTATTGTCTTGAATATCTCCCTGTAGTATAAAAGTCAACTTTGTCCGACCAAATAGTATGTTCAGCATTAAATTCTTTTAAAGTTTTAGACATCCATTTAACCGGTTCATTTTTTGAGATGATATCAAAAAATCTTACGTGGTCGTAAAAAGTGTTAGCATATAAATTAGGGTCGGTTTTAGATAATAAGTAAATCTGATAACAATTACTCATATCCCTTTTACCGAAATTTTCAAAGTAATGTCTTGCAGGTTCAAATGCTGACTCATCACTTTTAGTACTAAAAATAATACACAATTCTTCTTCAGGTCTTTGTAAAATAAAATCTCTACCAAAGATATCCATCAACATTTTAATACTTTTGAAACAAGGGTTTTGGATTTTATGTAATACTTTTTTAATTTTCTCTGAACTTACATTGTTTAATTTCATGTAAGCATCAACCATCTTAAATCCGTATTTCTTATAGTCTTTTTTAGTTGGTTTTGGATATACATCATAATACGCTCTCCAATTGTCAGGTTTCTTAACACCTTGTTTGTCCAACAAACATCCAAATAAAGACATCGGTAACCCAATGTAGTTTAAAACTTTTTCAGCACCAATTTTAGATAAAAATACATTAATACCTTCGGTAATTTCCAAATTATATGTTTTGGTATCGTCTAACCCATTCATAAATGAATGATAAGCATCCGTAGTTAACGATGTGGGGAATGAGTTTCTTCTAAGAACACTTCCCTTACCCTTACCTCTTTTTTTATGGTATTCAGTATTTTTACCAACCGTAAAAATATTGGTTTTCTTATTAAATGAAATGTAGTTTAGTTTGGTACTTTTACGAAAAAATACTTCACCAGCCTTTCTGTGTTTCCCACAATAGAATACTTTTAAGCAAATCTTATCCTCATTCTCCTCAACAACAAAAGTACTTCTAAAAACAGTCACATCACAAAGAGGATTACCATAGTTTTTTTCAAACTCCTCTTTATCGTTATTAACTGATTTATCAAAAGTAAAAACATAGTGCTTACCATCAAAGGACTCTCTTGCGTGATATTTATCTTTCAAACCAAATGGTTCTACAAGGATACTATCGGCAATATCCCCCACCGAATTGTAGGGGAGATAGTGACCGACATAATGTTTTTCGTTGATGAGTCTGAATAGGTTGTCCATTAGCAAAATGTTTCAGCTAGTTCCCAAAGTCTTGTGTTAATCATGTTGTCCATATTCAAAGAATTGATACCCTTTACTGAACGAGAGTTACGTCCTTGTTGTTTGATGAACCCTCCACGGATTAACTTCTCTTGTACCACGTTGAAGGTACTCCAAAGGTTGTCATCACTATCACCATCACGAAGTGGGTCAATGATTGTCTCCAAAGTTAGAGTTGAGATATCCTCGGTGTTCTTCCAACGGATACCAACCGCCTTAGATACAAAGTCAATCTTTCTTTCAGTATCCATGGTAACTTCCATCATACGGGTTACTGACTTTTGGATTTTAGGTGTGTTGATTACGAATTGTTCTGTAATCATTTCAACATCACTCATACTCAAGTTCAAGTGAGTTTGTTTCATGTCACCAAAGGTTGATACAGGGACAGTCAAACCATTTGAGCAGATGAGGCGGTAGAGTCCCGCACCTACCTGAAGAGTTGAAGTTCCGTTGTGTGAGTTGGTTATTACCGCCTCTAACAATGAATCTCCTACTTGTGGAAGTTCTGCGTTACGAAGACGGACTTGGTGTTTACCAAATGAACCCTTACCTACTTGTTTTGCTCCGCTCACTTGCCATCCGTTTTGGATGAACTTGTCCACAACATCAATGGTAGGAACCATGGTGTAGCGGTCAGACAATTTTGAAAGTTTTTCTGTTTGGAAAAGTGATGGGACTGTTGTTCTTAAATCTTGTATGTTCATAGTGTTTATTTATTTATGACTACAAATATACAACAGTTTCTTAGTTAAGCCAAATAATTCCGTAATTTGTTTTGATAACAGGTGTTTTTATTTCTAATGGTTTGACAGTTTTGTTTGTCTCATCATACATATCAACAACAATATCAATAAGTTGTTGCTGGGTAAGGATGAGTTCCAAACCATTTTCAACATTCTCGTAAACTTTTTCTTTAATTCTTTTGTAGAATTTGGTTTTCTTAAGTTCCCCAATTAAGTCAATCAAATCGTTGGGGTTCTTTTCAAAGAACGCAATCAATTGATTTAAGTAAATTTCCGCATCCACATTTTTCATAGGCTCTAAGATTAGGAAACAAAGATATAACTTATTTATTAAACTACATAATAATAACCATCACCTTCCTCATGTAAAACATCTTTAAGTTCTTCAGGAAGTTTAACATTACTTCCACTTACATTCAAGAAACCTAACATAGGTAAATCTTTAACACAAGTTGGGATAGTCGTTAACTGAGGGTTGTTTGGTAAAGCAAGTAATAGTAAACTAGTCAAATTACAGATACTATTAGGAACAGATTTAACCATACCACCTAATAAAAGTGTTTGTAACTTATCAAATCTTCCAATACTTTCAGGAACTTCAAGAGCAATTGTTTCTTTAATGTTTTTTGAAGTTTGGATGATTAATTGCTCCAAGTCATCTGGTAGGTTATCAAATAATTCTTTAAATCCATACAATCCAACGAACTTACCAGCCGAAGATTCAGGATAAACAATATCAACTCTCTTACCATTTTCTTTAGCCAATCCTTTAGCAAATTCAGGTTTGAAGAATTCTTTAAGTTCTGATAACTTACCTTGTAACATTTCAACAATATTAACATTTCTATCCTGTCTGTCCATAAACTGATTAGACTGAAAATGCCATTGATATCTTTCAACAGGAAGACCTGACTTTTTACCCAAATCAGAACTGTCATTAGGTAGAATTACATATAATGGTCCTTGTTTAATATAAGTGTTGAAGTAAGATAAACCAGGTGATGATGTACACCATCTTGTTTCACCCATGTCCGGCTCATGATATCCACCAAAGAAACAAGCTGCGTTTTTACCAAGTTCACTTTGGTCTTCAATCTTAACCACAGTCCAGTTTGGCCCTTTAAACGCAATAGTTGAACCAGGATATTGGTAAGTTGATTTAGCTTCTTCTTTTTCCTGTTTTGTTCCTTTTGTTTTTTCTAACTTAAAGTCCTTAACTGCATCAAATAACGAATCAATAGTCAATTTATTAATATCTCTTTTGTCAGCTTCTAGTTGACCTTTAAATCTTTCAAACTTATTTAAATCTTCAGTAACCTTGTATAAATCCTCAAGGTATAAGTCACGATATCTTTTAACCGCTTGTTTATATTCAGGTGAACCAACTTCAACACGAAAATCATCACTAAATGTTGGTTTTAAGAAGTTCTTTAATATCCAGTTAGTATACTTACCAACCTTAACAATTTCCATTTGTTCAGGTGTTAAGGTTTCAATATTTTGAAGTAAACTTTGCGGAGCTCTTGTTGTAGGGTCAGCAAAGATAATAGTCTTTAATGTATCAAAAGGGATTTTACCTGGTTCAGGTTTTCTACCACCCTTGTCAACTAATTTATCATATAGAAGGTTAAATCTTGAATCTTCTAAAATAATGTTTGTTAAGATATTAGTAAATTTCATTTCTAAAGTTTTTATATAAATATATCAATAATTCATAATTAATAGTTCTTCACCCATATTTTGTGCCTTTCCTTTCTTCGCAGCAGCAGCTTTAGCAAATTCTTTTTTCTCCCATTTGTATTCCTCCTTTGGGAACCACTCATTCAACAACTGAAAATCGTAGTAAGATAAACTAAATTTACCTTCAATACCTTTCAAACAATCTGCCAATCTTTCATGGTCTTCCCTATCAAAATCGTGGTTTGAGTAATAGTTCTCGGTCTTCCAATACGGTGGGTCAACATAAAAGTATGTTGTCGGGCTATCAAACTCTTTAATAACATCTTCAAAATCACCTAATCTAAACTCCGATATTCTATTGAAATGTTCCACCCAATCAGGTTTAGATAATTTATCTCTAAAGGTAAGATATTTTGACTTATACTTACCTTTCAAATCAATAAAACTTGATGTCTCAGGTTTTGAACCACTGAAAACTTGTGTTAGAACATAAGCATACTTCGCAGCAACATTATAATCAGGATAGTTGATTGTTAAACCATGTGAGAAAATTTCCTTTTGAAACTCATTAAATTGTTCTTTATAAACAGGTGGTGTCACCTCCACACCTTGTTGTTGACATGGAATGTTATTAATCACAGACAAAAGAGCCTCAGGGTCCTGAAGACACATAAACAAATTATAATTCAAAGGATTGAAGTCATTATAAACTACTTTTTTCAAATTAGGATATTGTTTTAAATCCATGTTGAAGAAACACCAAAACATACCACCAAACGTTTCAACATAGGTTTCCATATCTGTTGGGTAAAATGGGACAATCCACTTACCTATCTTACTCTTACCACCAATATAACTTAGCATAACTTTTTTCGTAAAATATAATTCTAATCTTGGTAGATATCAACCTTCTTAAGTCTTTTTCGGGAATACTCCTTACCACATGGTACAACTTTTGTAATCATATTTCGTCTCACAATTTGAGCAACGTGACGAAGATTAAGTGGTAGTAATTCCTGTTTCATACGACAAAGATATATCAAAAAAAGTTTAAATTTTATTTTTTTATTCAAAATATTCTATTTATATTTGTATTCAAGTTAAACGAATGGGGTCAACTTAATAACCCAACCAAAT